GGAGACATTGAAAATCTCGGTGATGCCCATGATGACGATGATGATGCTCTTAAAAAAGCCAAAGTCGGAAAAGGTCTTCTTTTTTATTACTTTTCATCTGTCCTAATTCCTTCCAATTAAATAAGGATTATGTTCTCAATTCGTTCTTAGGTGTTTGCTGAACGCTGAATCCAACGGTGATCAACAACTCTTGCACCATGAACAAGGCGCACTTTGTAAGTGATCTTATCAGCATCAAACATTGATCCTGAATTTGGAGTGTCGATTCCCTGAACGAATATGTCAGGTCTGTCACGACCACCCAAAAATCCAACGGCAATGGTATCAGCATCTTTTGGACTTGCTGCGATATACCAGAACTTTGTGGTTCCGGCAGTTACACCAAGGCCAATGGTTCCGAGTGCTTCCATAGCAAATTTGGACTTCAGAACGTTTTTCACTGTGGCATCTTCAGCACTGGTTGCTTTCGCCAGAGATTCAATGATTTCTTCGGCCACAGCCTCTTGTTCAACCGCAGTCATCAAGAATTTAGGCATCAAACCAAGTTTTTCAAGTGATTCAAGAGCCGTTTGATTTCTCAGCGCTGTAATACCGACTACGGCATTGGCATAAGAAATTACAGGATCACCGGAAATGATATTGTTGTGATCCGCATGGAAAAGGGTTTTACTGTCTTGCATTGTTGGGTTTGATTCGATTTCGTTCCAAACACTTTTGTGAATGGTCAAGTTTGAAGCCCGGGCCAAATTACGAGGAATCTTTCTGATGATTCCAATGCGGTCAGCCAAAACAGTTTCCCAACTAACGATCTCCAAGCCACCACGCTTTTCAGGGGTGATAACTTCGACTTCTTCAGCGCGGGTAGGATGTAATTCCTGATAATCCCCATTTTCTGCAACAATTGGCAATTCTTTAGTCTCACCAGTTCTAACAACTGAAAATGTATTGGTTGCATCTTGAAGGTTTTCAATGCTGGACACAACTTTGCGCCAATCATTGCGGGGATCCTGAGAATATTCCTTTTGCAATCTTCGGAACATAGCCTGACCAAAACCAACAGAGAAATCACTTGTGGTCGATGCCTCACGCAAAGTCTCTGATGTGATTTTCCCCCAATTTTCTTTAAGTTTTCGCTCATGTCTTTCGTAAGGATCACCAAAATCATAAACAATTTTACCGGGGAAAGCCCTGGCCATTGATTCAAAAATATGGTGGGCAACCATTTCACGACTGCCATGGGCCTTGTGGTTATTTTGGTTATAAGCCCTCCAAGCCTCATTCAGACTTGAAAATTTTGGAACGCCATCCACATCTTCCATTTCATAGAAGCCATCCCATGCCTTGGCGAACTTCTCCTGAAGACCTTTTCCGACTTTGGCTTTTTTAAGAGCATCATCATCGTCATCATGGGCATCACCGAGATTTTCAATGTCTCCGGTAGACTCTTTGAAGGAAGCAATATAGGCTTTTTCTTCTTTAATGGCCTCTTCGATGTGTTCTTTGGTCACTTCTTCTTGACCATCAAACTTTTCAGTGATTTTCTTTTGGGCCTGTTCGGGGAGATCTGATCCGATCAGCGCTTCTTTCACTAAGAGCTGGCTTTCTTTGATTCGTGAAGCCTTTTGTTCTTCCTGAAACTTTTTCTGATCTTCAGCAAGTTTGTCTTGAGCTTCTTTGATGTCTTTTTCGGTTTTCATAACCAACTCCGTTTCTAGTTCACTGATGTACGCGCCATCGATTGATTCTCTCATGTCTGAAGGGATTGCATTCAAAAGCTGTTCGAATGAAAGACCTGTAACCCGGGCAAATCCCTTTAATCTTGCATCAGGCGGTCTTTTTATGCTTCCACTCAAAATTTGTGCTACTGTACCGGCATCGATTCCGGCAGCTTTTCCAAGATCAGCCGTTGACAGGCCTTTGGCCTCCATGGCTTTTCTTAACATATTACCCAGAGTGTTTTCGGCTTCGATAAGTTTTGATTCAAGAACTCTGGATGTAAAATCATCGTCAGATTCTCCATCTTTTTGTTTGATTCCATGCTTTTCAGCAAAGTCTTTAATCTTTTTCATGGAAAATCCTTTTTTATCCTTGTTGTCTTGACTTGCAGCAATGCGGATAAATTTTCCGCCGGCGGCTGGATCTGTCACAACATCAGTTGAATCGACCTGAGTGATTGATTCAACAATCCCGCCTTCTTTACCATCCTGAAATCCATGGTGAAGTTCTCCATGGGCATCGATAGAAAAACCAAGCAGATCGGTTTTGCCACTGCCAAAAGCATCTCGCATTCCCTTGCTCAACCAATCCTGGCCTTCTAAGATTTTAAATCTTGCAAGAATTCCAACGCCTTTTGAACCATCAGGTTTATCAAATTCGCCGAATTTAACATTTTCAAACCAACCGACTGTATTTTTTGCAGATCCTGAAGGTCGTCTTTGGGCATCTCTTTCGTCACGATGATGGAAATCGTCGCCTTCCAAGAAAGCGCAACATTTCACACCTTCAAAAAGACCAACTGATTTTTCTAAAAGTTCCCGTGAATAGAATTTTTCATTTAAAGACCAACCGGCTTCGATGAGAACAACATCCCATTCTTTTCCAGTTTTACCATCGACATTATTGAGAAATAAGACATTGCTTTTTTCTGAGAATCTTTTCATACATCAAAAATATCTTATTTCGATGAGCGGTATCAATAAAAAAACAAGATTGCCACAAAATAACATTAGTTATTAGATGAACAATCTGTTCTTTTTTCTTAGCCGTTTAAAATTTTGGCAATTATTTTTCGATCAAAATCTTTTTCTTGCCGCCATATTTTGAAACTTTTTGATGCTTTATTTTATAGATATGATGGGTAGCGGTTTCAAATTCGCCCAAGCAATCTTCGGCATCTGGAGCGTCTTTGGGTCTATCGCATGAGTTAGATTTTTCCACAGTTTCTGGAACTTTTTCCGGTTCTGTTCCCACATTGGATTCATCTTCTGAAACAACTTCTTCAACTGTCTCTGAAACAGTTTCTTTTGTTTCTTCATTTTCAGGTTTTTCCGTTAAATCTTCTTCTTCAACCTCATCATTTTTTTCGGCTGTTTTTTTCTCACTCTTTTTTTTCGTTGCTTTCTTTTTTGCCATGGTAATACCTCGTTTCAGGATTGTTGAATAATTCCAAGTGATTTATCTAAAGTCTTTTCCAGATCGGGAATGACATCAATTGTCACACACCGACATTGCACCACATTTCCAGCACTTGCGCTTGGATCTCTGGGAAATAACATCTTATCAACGATTAATTTCCCCCGTCTTTGAAATGTTTTAACACCGATAACGGTCAAGCCGCCTGTGAATCCCTTTGGGCTGGATTTTCCGCCAAGTGTCATGAATTTCGAAGAGCCGATCCTCGAATAATCAAGTATTTTGAATTTCTGCTTAATTGGTATTGGGCCAATTTCACCGCCAGGTGCATATATATCGCCGGCTTCTCTGTGGCCACGTCTAACATGGGCATCACCAACGGGAAGCCACCGTTTTTTTAAGCCAGGTATAGAATCTGCCAATTGTTCTGATGCTGCTTGTTGAGCACTTGAGAAAACCCGCCCCATTTCCGTTCTAACAATTTCTTCAGCTTGAAATGCGAATTTAACCCGTCTTCTCATACCGGCCCTGACTTCCGGACTCGTTCTCAAAAGACGATTTATCTTACTCATGGCCTGACTTGAAGATTGAAGACCTGCAACAGATCGATTGACTTGATTTGTGATCGCCGTTCCAAGTTCATCAAACATTTCGCTATAAACATTTACCGAATCTCTTGATAATGTTGCCAAAACACTTGGCGCAATCTGTGGGAAGGCAGATGGAATATTTGCAGCGACCAATGCCCGGGCTGTCGTACCTTGCCCGAGATCAAAACCTAATGCAAGTTTTTCCTCAATCTCCTGACCGGATCTTTGTTTTAAAGCATCGAGGGAATTGTTAAGACTTGCCTCTAAATCTGGCAAAATTCTCACATTGAATGGATCACGGGGATCTGATGGCCGGTCAAATCTCAACCGTTCCAAAGAATCTTCTCGAAAATCTTTCATCAAGGCAATCAGGTTGATAACTGCCGCATCCGAGAGTTTGAAAAGAGATTTTCGACTATCGGCAAATGATTTGACGAACTTTTCTGAATCTTCGCTTTTGGTAGCCATAAGAATTAGGAGTCATTTAACAATAATGACATTTTTGAAAATGATGATGCGCCGTTTGAAGCCGCTGCAATGAGTGAAGCCGCTGTATCTTGAAGATCTTGCGAACTAAATGCGGTATTGTAGGTCCCGAATTGGAATACCTCTATGTTTGCATATTTGCCATTATGAAGTGCTATCGCTAAATTATCTTCTATAGGCTGGTTTGCATCGTGTGTTCTAGTATCTGCCCCTGTTTCTCCAAGTCCCGTATGAATAGCTATTTCTACCACATCAGTACTAGCTATAACAGACATTGCCAATGCAATTAAGACTGAAGGAGCTGGTTCAGCTATTGTTACCCTGGCATTTGTTGCGGAAGTGGAGTTGTTGCCGTTTGCATAAAGCTGGTTCACTTGTGTCGCATCATCCCAAGAGGCAAATGGGAATTTTGTAGAGCCCCCAGGATCGACACTCAATCCCCAGATAGGATCTCTGGCGCCATTTGCATTAAGGACTTTAAAAGTCATGTAGGTTGAATAATCAGACAGAGGGCTAAAAGGTAAATTGGCGGCCAAAAATTCAACTATTTCACTTACACCGTTAAAAGTCCAAGAGTTCCCATTTCGGGTAACACCGGCAGATACCGAATCAGAATCTACTGAGCCGACTTGATCTAATAAAGGCCCCAAGGCTTGCTCGAAGTTGTATAAATGGTCTTCTTCGCCTAACCTGTTAGTCATTCTTCAAGCCCCATCCCTCGTCTTCTAAACCGTTTTCAGCTTCAGTTCCGGCCAGTGTGTTTGCCTCTTTCGCAGTTAACGCCAGAGTTTTTGTCATGAAAGGTGGCGGGCTCACAATTAAATAAGGTTCGAAAGCACTTGGAATCGCGGGGTCATTAGTCCAAAACATTAACCATTTTCTAGTGTGATTCTTACCATATTCACTTTTTGGGTACAATTCCTCTTCTGTGAAAACACTCTCAGGAACCGTGTTCAAGACAACGTAATAATATCGTTTTTTATGATTTTCAACCATTTAAAAATCTGCTTTCATTAACATTGATTTTCTATTCCTTTTTGTCATTCTCATCATCTTCATCTTTTTTGCCAAATCTCTTTTTAAGAGCTTCAATATCTTGCAGATCTTCAGGATCGAAATCATCCATAAGACCTCCAAAAAGCTGTTCCAATGCGCTTCTGTAAAGTTCAGAAGCTTCTTTGTTTGAAACATAATTTTCCGCAACTGCATCGGTCAAAGTTGTACTGAGATCAATCAAAGCTGTCGTCATGGTTTTGATATCCCTCAAAAGTATTGGATCCATTGAGATTTTAAAATTAAAATCCGTAACGCCATCCAATTTTCCAGCCTCTTTTGATTTTTGGATCTGAAACTTGAATATTTTGGTGATAATTCTCTTCCAAAAATTTTGTCTTGCTTTAATGGCCTTGGCCACCGGCATGCTGAGTTCGCTTGCACTCCCTTTGGTGAGATCTTCGGCATCTCCGAAAAATAAGCCGCACAATCTCATCCCCGATTGAATTTGGCGGAGCAATATTGAAATCACAGTTTCGGCATCAGATGCGGCCAACTCGGGGGCCATAATCTCAAGTTTGACTCTTTCATTGTGGGCATATGCTCCGCCCTCTTTCAAGCTTTGAATAAATTCTAATGCCATTTTCCGGCATTCCGAATCATTGGCACCCTCATAAGTGAGATCAAAAACGATGTCCTGGGCCAAAGAACTTCGTTCCATGAGCGCAAACAACATTCCATCAAGACCTTCAAGCCAATCAACGGCCGGTAGCATGTCTGGAACGCCTCGAGTTCCTCCACTTATTCGATTAACAGCAAAATAGAAGGTTTCGCCAACCAGTTCACCATCATCATTTATGTTGATGATTTTTAGCCGACGGGCCTTTCGTAATTCAGTAACAACAAACTGAACATTTTCAGCATTTTTTGGATCTCTTAAAACGTTTTTAATTTTTAACGGTGATATTGTTGAAAGTTTGACCATTCCCGTTTCTTCGTTGACAAATACGGGATATGTCTGTTCGCCGAACAATGAAAGGGCTCTCATGCGTTCTTCAATTTTGTCATCCCATTCATTGATCTCCCAATGCTTGTCCAAAATCTCCTGAACCTTCGCATCAGATGCCTTGAATTTGATCCCATCACCCAACGCAAAATCTTTGAGGATTTCCGTTCCACTCCATGCCCTGACATTTTTTCTGAATAAAAGAACGGATAATCTTTGGGCTTTTCTCAGTGTTTGTTGGGGCAGATCAATATCGGTTGTACCCCCCAATTGCTTGAAAAAGATATCACTGAATTCCGTTCCCTCATCAACGTCAGTTGTTTGGGTAAATATGGATTCTGATAATCTTCTTACGGATTTTGGCCGGGGTTGTGCGGATCCAGCGCCTTCGATGATGTTATTTTTATCATCTGTCACTATTTCTTGTTTGTTTCCAAATCTAAAAAACTTCATTTATTATCCCCAAAATGTATTATTAGAAGATTTGAAGCCAAGCTTTGACTCAGCACCGTAATACCTTTTTAACAGATTTATGCGTCCAGAGCGAACGCGATTCTGATTATTTTTTGCTTTTCTTATTGCCTCGTCCCAATCTTTACGTGCCAATGACACCTGTGCGGCCGTCAATCCACCGCCGGCCAAGCCCCGGGCCCTACCCCAATTGGCCAGGGCAAGAGAAACAACACAGTCATCGTGCATGCCCTTTGGTGCGCTGTAACTTAGTTGTTTTCTGCCTGGTGTTAATTTCGTAGCATAAAAACCGAGTTCATCATACATTTGCTGATCATCAGTTGTGCCCCACTCAGCTTTTGGATCAATCAATTTGATGGATTTTTTCTCAAATGCCAATTGAAGTTGCTGAATCAGCGATGTTTTCACCTCATGAGAGTTCATATCAACACAATGGATTTGAAGCCCCTCATCGCGCAACAATTCTTGGATCACATTACCCACATTGGCCTTGTCAAGTACCACACAGGCATTCCAAATCTGAGCCTGTTCAACAACTCTTTCCACCTGAACCTTATAATCCACCTTTTGAAATCTCATAACCTTAAAAACACGGCCATCACCATCCATTACGGTAATTACGGTGAAATCCTGCTCTTTTGCAAGGTCAAGGCCAATCACATATTTTGCTTTGTCATCTCGAATCAATGGGGCCCGGGACAATGCCTCCCAAACATAGTTAAAAACAGATGTTCCGTGGGATGAGAATAGAGCCGCTATATCTCTGTCAAAAACAGAGCGTGGTCGTTTTAGCTTTTTATCAGCCACCCATTCTTTGGGCACCCAGGGGAAATGCCAGGTGGGCCAATGGCTGATGAAATACTGTAGATCCTTTTTCCCGTTTTCATCCCGGCTCTCAAATACCCCGTATTCCATGGATGAGGGCATTCCACCCTCCAAACATAGTTCCCAAAGCCAATTTCTGATATCAGTGGTTGATGTCAGGATGATATCACCGCCGGTCACGGCCAAACGGTCTTGACAAATCCACCAGGCCTCTTCTTTAACAAAAGCAGCCTCGTCAATCCACAGCCAATCCACGTTGGGGCCCCTCAAATTGTCATAGTGATCTGCTGATTTGCATGAAATGACAGTTCCATTTGCCAGCATATAACTATGCGTAGAAACTTTGTACCGATATGGGACTTTATAATAATCCAGCAATTTCGTAAGAGCTGCCATGCAGGCCTCGAGGTTGTGAAATGATGAACTCACACACCAGACAGTTTTATTTGAATTATCCCGGGCAAATCGCACGGTTTCGCATGCACCCCATTCGGTTTTGCCGCTTTTAATCCCCCAAATCAAGCATCTGATCTTGGCAAGGCTTTTATGGGCCCGAATTGCCTCTTCCCCGGGGAGATAACCTTCAACCTTGGCCATTAAATCGGCTTTCCATAATCAAGTCTTATTTGTGCGAAGGCTGATGCTGTCTTCCCGCATTCTGGGCATTTAGGATCAAAATCACCTATGAACTTTCTCAATAAAAAGCTTTTATTTGACAATTTTGGTTGCTGAATGAACTTTCCATCGTATTTACAGCCTTTTTGGTGGCATCGAATCCGATTATCCGTGAATAGTGTTTTCATGCATCCATCTCAACATATAATTCCACCAGATCATTATCATTCACCTTGAAAGTTCGATAAATGTAGTCGTTGGCCGTTTTGAGCGTCATTTTAGGATCTGCATCCACCATTGAAGCCATTAATTCTTGAATCTGGATTCTGATTTTTACTTTCATGCAATTTATTCGCTTTTAGGAATCCCCGTTCCCATGTTAAATAAAATTCTGTCCAAATGGGTTTCATCAAACCATTCTTGTTTGGGGGTGAAATCGTCCAAAAAAGCCAACTCATACTGAACACTGCCCTTTTTGATACAAATTGAATTTATATAAGCCTCTTTTGTTGGCGTAATCATTATTGTCTCGCCAAGGCCATAAGTTGTTGTGTATTTATGCATATTTTACTTTCAATTTTCTAGTTTGATTGGCATTATCTAAGCCTCTTCATGATAGAAAGCTTTCTCAATTTCGATTCCTTTGGATTTTAAAGCGGCCAGGCAGATTGCGTGGGGGGCTGTTTTGGCATAACAAATACAATCCTTGTGATAAGCACCAAACCAAGCGTGATATCCATAATCTTCATAATTAACTTCAACCTTCTTCACTCCGTGATTGTTGCTGTCGATCTTCTCCACCACTTCCCAGGCTGGGCCGATCAATTTTGAGTAAGGTTTAGTGATTTTGTGATATTTAATGTCTTCTCGGCCATTTGGCCAAATAGTCTTCCAAAGAAACAGTGTGCCTGAACCTTCATAATGCTCTTTTTCAAACCTAAAGCCAAACATCTTCTCAGCAATAAGAGCGTCTATTTCGGGACCGGGTTCCATTATCAAATTTTTCATTTATGATCCCCCACAGTTTCACCAATACACCGCAAAACTACATCCGAGCTTACACTACAAATCCTGGCAAAACCCGTAAGTCGCAATATTGGCATCATCCTCGCCCCACTCTCCCAATAATTCAATGTTCGCATATCTACACCAAGTAATCTACAAAATTCCTGCTTCCGAATACCCGTGCTCTTCCGCAATCCCTTCAAATCCATCAATGTTTGCCCTCCAGTACTTCCTCACGCCGCAATTCCCTGAAATGCTTGAGCGTATCCGAATATTGCTGGCTATACGATTCGCGCCTCAAATTCAGGAAAGCCCATTTGTATTTATTGTCTATTCGGATTTGCTGACGATCAGTGATTTTTTTGTAATCCTTTAATTGCGGTGATTTTATCACTTCCCTTGCAAAACCCTGTTCACAAATTTCGATCAATCCACAATGCTCGGGTATCAGACTATGCTCGAGCAATCCCGCTGGCGTAGCAAACCAAAAATGCTTGAAACCCGTTTTCCCCGTCTTAAGATCATCATGTTTGTAAAAATAACGGTATCCCCGTAATTCCTTTTCCCATTCTCTGTATTTTTTCTCAAAATCGGCCTTAAAATCACTTACAGAGATTTTCACCTCAATCTCATGGATGTACCCGCGTTTCGTAACACGCAGGAAATCACTCTCAAAATGATCGTGGAAAAATATGTTACTCACAACATCGGCAGATAATGAAGAATATGCCCTGTAAAGGCAGTGGGTTATAAATTTTGCGTCTATTTTCATCCTTGCCCATCCGAATCACCATCTTCTTCCATGGCCTGCCTTCTCAACTCATCCTTATTCAAATTCACACTCGGACCAAAAAATTCAGCATCCTCCGGATTTTTGCCTTCCTCAATCCCGGCCGTCAATTGATCTGTAGACGCCACACCAAGCGCATCACTCTCCGCCGGAAAATTCAACCCCCTCTCCAACCTCTTTATCAACGCACGCGCATATAAATCAAACGCCAAACCCGCAGCCCTGTCAGTCATATGACGACCCATCGATATCTTCTTATTACCCACCCTCAATACAGCATGCCACTTACCACTATTTGGACACCAATTAACACCCGTATATGGCGATTTGTGCAATCCATTGCCTCCTATCGCCGTTATTGGAACCATGTTGGTCTCGTGCTTGGGTTCTGTTACTTTGGGCGTTGGGGGGTCCAACTTGACCTTTTCAGAAATCTTTTCTTGGAAATTTACATTTTTGTTGATAACTTGTGGATAACCTGTTGATAACTCTGGGTCGTCAGCGTTCATTGCAGCCCCCTTATAAACTCTCTCATTGATTATAAGGTATAGATACACAGTCATGCAACAATGGCTGTATCAGTCTTGAATCAAGCCAGTGGTCAATAGATCCTCATGATCTATACACCAATAACATTTGATTGATGCTTAAAAATCCACAATGTCATGGCCATCAATGACAAACCACAATATGTAGTGGTCAACCAGGCTGTCAATGCCTTGGCAGATCTTATAAAAATACCTATCTTTATAACGATTATGACAGATATCAACAGGTTATTGACAAGCAGTCAATAGGTGCGTGAATGTTGATAACTTGTGAGAATAATTGTAGCGTCAAATACAATACAACCAATACCACCACACATCAATCATGATTATTGTAGTCTGAACTACAACAAATCGTTGATTATTGGTGTTGATATTGAGTTTGATTTGATGGTTGATAGGGTATTGAATGACCGTAAGATTATTAGTGTTGGGTGGTTTATTTTTTATTAAGTTGTGTCAATCTCGCATATGGTCAAGCGTACCATGGAAATTTGAGATTGCAACGTGAGTGATCGTTTACATTGGTGTTCGATCGTATGTAAATGCGTTGATGTTATGGGGTTGAGATTTTTATTATTACTATCACGGCGAGAGTTCATAAGAGTTTGTGAGAGTATGGTGATATGGGTTTTTAACGTTGTGTTAATCTTATGGGATGCCCATATCTATCTTTTCTGGGTATTAATCCATCGACCAGGCATAGGTTATACGGGTATGTGATAGTGATATGAGTAAGGGTATGGCGTTTGATCTTCACATGTTTTTTAGAGAAATAGAATGGTAATATCTTATTTCGTTTGTGCAATACCAATGCCTTGATCCATGTGTCCGATTCCCCAATGATCCTTGCCTTGAATTTGCATTGCTCTGGACGATGCTTTATTTCCGTAAAGTCTTTCATAGTAATACCTTAACATGGTGAATTAATCCTAATCCCAGATCCCGAGTCCCGTCATCCCTCAGAGCCCCCTTCACCCCATATAAATTATTGCTGCATTTGAATCACATCGTCAATAACATTCTCATAAGGTTGTTTGTATCGAGCGTTCATAAGAGAAATTAATAGATGAATGTCGTTCGAAATGAGGTTGGTTAAGCTGATTTTATATGAAGGAGAGAGGGGGAATCGAACCCCCATCCCGGTCATTAACCTGCTCTACCTTTCCGATCCGATCACGGTTGAGCTACCTCTCCAAAATAAAATTACGAATACGACAGACCAGAACTGGATGGCGCTTGATCACAACCCGTTTCTTCTGCTTTGATGTTCACAGCATTGGCCTTGACCAATTCCAAACATGCTGAATCAACATATTCTGTTTCAGGCTGCTTGATTTCCTTCTTCTCTTTTTTCGGGGTAATCCCATAATGAACACAACCATTCACATAATCCACCTTTTGAGTGGCAATCCCTTGCAATCCTGTGATTTTATCTCTCAAGAGATCGCCCAAGTCGAAGGGAGCACAGTGTCTTGGAATATCAATTGTTGGCCCCTCAAGCTCTTCAAGCCTTTGCCAATCAATGTATGTGCCTTTGGGATAAACCCCATCATCGCCCATTGGCCTCACAAGGCAATACTGAACAGTTCCGTTGAGATCTCGCACCTTGGCTGTGGCGGCCCCCTGATATCCGGTCAGTGTGTCACGCAATATTGAACTTAATGCGAATTCCTTCATTATTTTGCTCCTTAAAAAACGAGACCATCCCCTGTTGAAAGCGGTGTCGAATGACGGTGCAAGGATGGCCCCTAAATATTAATACTGTTTAATTCGCTTTCAACAATCCCACGATAAACGATAGTTTAACAAAAATCAAGCTAAATATGGTGATCTCACGGAACCGCGGCCCCCGTGCAGCATCAAACAGTGGCAAAGATCGTATGACTGACTAAGCCGTAATCTCTGCCACTGGTGGGGGAAGACCCTACGAGACCCTTATTCCCACGTTGCTCACAGTCACCAAGTCAGTCAAACTTGTTCACCTGCGTATTTGGTGATAGCGGCCATTCCTGCCCTAATTGTAGGCATCATAGATAATCTTAGCTATCTTTGTACATAACTCAGGGTCCATCACTAAATGTTCCATGTCTTGATCACACCAAATCCTAGCTGAAACAGCTGTGGCTTTAGGTAATGTTATGTTCTGATCTTCCATAGTTTTCCTCTCGTCATGTTGCGCTATCAAATCTGGTTGCGGGGCCAGGAGTCGAACCTAGGATCTTCGGATATGAGCCGAAACTGAGAGCCGTCTCTCCCCGCATTAATTTTTCCATTTCCCTGCGTATTTGGCGGCGAACAGAGGAATCGAACCTCCCCGATAAAGTCTGAATCAACGATACCCATCCCAGAAAGTGTAAGCCTTAATTTTTTATCCACTGTGAAACCGTGTGCGTTGTGCCATCTCCGACTTCAAAGGCAATAGGCGTTTCGCTGAAATTTACATAATCATTAATGCCGTCGACGGTGAGTGAGATATGCCTTTTACCATCTACATAAACGGCATCTTTACCATTATTACGGACAATCCCGACACGATGCCATTTCGGTTTCGGCTTCAGGAATGCAAAGGGGGTCGCCAAGGTTGCGGCCAATAGGCCAAAGAATGATCTACGTTTCATATTTACTCCTGATTAATATCATAATCACAATTCCCACAAGAAACAAATGGTTGTCCATATACTTTGCCACATTTCGGGCAGATCCATTTCTTTTGATTTGGGCATGAATCCAAATTATTGCTGTATTTCTTCCCACATTGCAGGCATTTAATCATTAAAAACTCCACAGAACACGCATATTCTGGAATTGTCGAAGATTCCTTTGATGTTGCATGATCGGCATTTTAAAGGGTATCTTCTGAAAAATAGGTTGAACCAGTCTCTGATTTTTATCATGGATTATCATTATAAACAAATAAGGGTCTCTGCCCTCTGTCAAGCCTTGTGTATTATCGGCGGCTTTCCCAATTTTATTATTTTTTTTCGTCTTTCCAGCAAGATTTAAGATGCCCTGTCTTGAAAATCAGACAGAATTCATCCCAATCACCTTGGGTTATGCGGGGTTTGCGTTCCACAAAGATTTTACAGTCATTGCAGCGTACAAATGTCGGTTGAATTACGATCTTTTTATCATTTGCCATGATTATTTAATCCTTTTGTATTTGACCACGCCATCATCCGTGATGGCCAAGATTTCAAACTGCAGCTTCTTCAATGAAAAGATCGTTGATTTGCTGAGATCATAATCATATTTGAATGTGAAGCCCGGTTTGATGTGCCAGGTATCGAGTTCGTCATAAGTTTTGTAACCATCGAAATCTATGGTATTGGGCTTGAAATATTCCTTGTAGTGGATTGAAATAGAATTATTCCCCACACTGGCAACAGACAATTCGTATTTCCCATTGGAACCGTGTATTATTTCGTTCCTTGGCACGAATCGTTGGCCCACTTCGAATTGCCTGAAATAAAATACCCCACCGGTTGTCACTTCCTTGGTTTCATTGACTTTCGGAGATTCTTCGCGTCGATCTATCGTTTCATGTTTCAATGTTGATTCGCATCCAATGAGGATGATTAAAAATATTAAAATGAGATTTCTCATATCACTTACCTTTCAATCTTTTTATCGTCTTTCCAGTGTATTTCTTTAGGTCGAAACTGTCGCATCCTTACTTGTATCATTTAAAATCTGATCACACTTAGGACACTTCAAATATCCCATTTTTTTGTAATCAAGAATGGTTTGATGCTGCTCTGGGCTGATCCTGCCACCAGGCCCAAAGATCATGCTCCCATGTGGTTTGGGCAGCTGTATCACTGATTTATGATCACATTGCATCTTTCAATTCCTTCCTTTTCTTTCGCCATGCACGGATCATTCTACGCTCACGGCTGATATTGCAATCCATTCCACAGGTGATCTGATTTGTAGCCTTTTTCACGAATTCTTTTGAACATTCGATACATATGGCAATGCCGTGATTCACAGGATTCATATTTAGAGCTTTTGCCATTTCTTGATCGTAGTTAGTCGGTAATGTCATCTAATTTCCCCTCTATTTTGTCATACATACGTGAGCATGGCCATTTGTAAACAGGTTCATATTCAGCGGCAGAGATCAATTGAACACCCTCTTTTAAATCAAAGTCCATGGCTGTATGTTTATCCTTGTCTAACTTACAGCGCATAATGATGATAACTTCTCTTGGATTCTTACTCATCTTTTAGTTCTTCTCCGCATTTACGGCATGGTGGGTGTTGGCCATTAAGAAGTCCCAATCCCCAGTTATCTCTGATTGTTTCTAGAACATAATAAAGCGTCAGATGATCGACGGGACATACTTCCTTTTTGGTCAGATCATAATATTCATTTGGATTACCACTAATTTCATTTTTATGTGTATCTTCATGAATTCGTTTATTACCCTCTGCCTTACAGGTTCGGCATATCCAATGAGCGTAAAACGCTGTACTATTCGGTATGACCACTAAATCAGGGGACCAACATCTATCATGATCATAAGTGCATCTTGGATCTAAAGTCATGATCCACACTCCACGCCGATTGGTACAATTTTTTTAATCACATCCATCGCGTCAATTGTGGATACTATCTCAATCTTGTGTTTACTCATTGGTGGCCCCTTTACGATTATCTAATAACAACGTTGGGATATTCTCAATCAATTCATTACCGCTGAGCTGAACCGCTGGCCGGCCATCTGGTAATTGCACCCACTGAAAAAAAGCTGATCGTGTCCCGAGTATTTGCGATGAAATCAGTTTTGCTTTGATGTCGTGATAGAGCATGGTTGCCGATTGCCGTCTGGCTGCATAATCATCACCATTTTTAGATTCGAGTACGGGCCAAATGATCTTATAATTTTGGCCTTCTAATTTGAATTGAATCATATAGGCTGATTTATCCAATTGTTGGCCAAAAGCAGACGATAACAGTTCTCCACCGAAATTTTTTATCAGCTCGATAGATTTTTCAATCCAAGTATCTGGGCTAGCCTTTCCAGTCTTCCAATAATTGCAATCTTCAGCATATTTGCCGTTAATAGTCATTTGCTTTTCAGCCATCCATAAGGAGTTTTTTCCCATACACTTCCATCTTCTAAAACCGCAAATGTTTGACCTCTACTTGTGGATACACTTATTGCTTTTAACGGCAATGGTTGACTTTGCATTTCTATATTTTTTCTATCGTCATCAACGACGAAGCCTATGGATATGCATAATGCAATAAATATAACTGTAATGATTATGCAAGATATATTAATATTTTTATCAGTCATCACTTCTCCGATTCTTCGATAATGTCCCGTAAAGCATTGTAATGATGCTTTGATTCTCCAATTTTTATAAGACCGTCAAGACTCATAACGTACTCTTTTTCCATCCAGCATATTCAGAATAAGCGTCAAGACATTTCTGAGTACAAAAGTTTGAATTGTTATAGCAATACCCGCCGCAATCCATACACTTCCCAGTAGGTTCTGGCCGTCCCTCTTTCCACTCTTCATATTCACCCATAATCCCACCACTAAGGAATTGAGACGCCGTAGGATCAACGACAACACCCTGGTCAGTCTTTAGCCACCAGTGAGGACGCTTACCATCAAACGGGCAATGATAGTGCCCCTTGACCCTTGTTAATTCTGGGAAGGCTTCTAGCATTTGCTTGGTCACTTCAACACATTTTCCATAAGCTTCTGTTACGTTTTCTTTTATCCAGCCTTGGTATTTCACTGCCTCTCCTTCGCCTCTTCAAATTCTTTTATTGCAGTCGCCGCTTCAAGGGCTTGAGCGTTTAGTATGTCAGCGTTTTTTTGCATGTCGATAACACATTTAATTATGGGTTTTAAAAAATCTGGATTATCATCAAGGTGGTTCACAACGAACTTGGCTATCATGTCTATAAAATCAGTTGTGTTTTCCTTGGTCTCTTTGAGTACTGTTAGGATTTCATTTTTGTTCATGATGTGCCTCTAAAACTTCCAACCAGGCCTCTGTGATTTGTTCAGGGGATGGGAATTCATCTAGGGCATCTCGATAATAAAGCTTATCCCCGCAATTGTCTGTTATTTCAATATACGTGTAGCCAATGTGTACGAATAAATCTTTTTCGTTACACTCTTTAACCCCAAGCATTGTCCAATCGTATGAGGTGGTGAATTTAAGATCGTCAGTCCATACCATTTGTGGTACGTTCAGTTTCTTTGATAGGTCTCTAGGCATCATGTAAGAATTGAATCCCCTATTCCACCTCAACACCGTAGCCGCCCTGATATTCAATGCCTTTTCTTCTCTAATCTTCGCCAATACTTTGTCGGATAGATCACTCATCTAAATCTCCTTGCAGCTTATCGTTGGTTGGTTCCAGGGCTTTTAAGGCTTTAAGTTCTAAGTATCTCCTGCCATCAACACCGATACACATAAGCCTATCCCCGAAACCTTCTTCGAAACATTCCGAGCAAATCCAAGGGGTGCCTTTCTCCTGTATACTGTAATGTGCAGGAGCCTTTTTATGATCGCAGGCATTTATGTCGCCGTATTTGTCTGTGTATTTTTTCAACTCTTCTTCCAAAGCCTTCTTCTCGGCTTCAAGCTGGGCTAGGCGGTCTGCTGCCTGCCTCTCGCCCATACAACCCATTTTGTTTTTGGTATTTCCCAAACCTCTTTTTAGCCAATTGAAAACTCGGAAATGTTTTGAGTTGCTGTTCATCATTTGGACGCTTTGTTAACATGTCTTTTGCTCTCCACCCATTGAATGTCCAGCCTTTTATTATGTGTTTACTCACGATCCGCCTCTCTTGTTTGGTTGGGGGTTGGGGTTTTATGTTCTACAATCTTTTCAATGCCCCAAAAATTAGGGGGATCAAGTTTTTTCACCAACTCTTTAACGATGGGGGCGATTTTCTCATTAAGTTGTTTAACCAGTTCCTTACTGTCCAACCATCCAGAAATACAATCTTCGTTAACGTGATCTGCGATGACACAGTAAAGGTCTTCTGTGATTAAGTCCCCAAATTGAAAATCATGGTATCTCAGTGGATCATATTTAACGCCTGTGAAAAATTTGTCATAACCAACATAACATTCTTTGGCATCTTTAATCGCTTCCTCTCTTGTCGAGAATCCATCACTACTCCAAAATTCTTCGTCTGTAGTATGTGTATATTCATCACTCATCATCATCTCGCTTTCTCTGCTCTGGGGTTTTACACTTATGCCATTCAAAACTAACAATAGTATGGAAATGCCTGTTACATTTTTGACACTTCCAGCGGTTAAGCTTCAAAGGTTCGCTGTTGGTGCTCACTTCTGGGCCTCGATTTCTGCTAGAGCTTCCTCGGCTTCTTTAGATGGATTGGCAGTCATACAACAATCATGATTATAGAAAAAGTTCCTATCGTATTTTTTAAGGGCTTTAACTGATTGCTCTGTAATCTCTTTAATCAACCCATTGAGATTACTAACTGACCTATTCTCCGGACAGTCATCAGCCCATTGGCTAAATTTAGTAAATAAATCTATCACCCCTCCACCTCCTTATCTTCTGAGGCTGGATACCACTTTTCCAACTTGTCCAAATGGCTTCTGATATGTCCAAAATTAATGTGATACTTATGCTTTTTATTTTTAACCATCCTCTTAATGTCTCGATACATTTGATGTGAGCACCCTTCGAGAGCTTCAATTCTTTTCATGATGTTTCTTGGTATGTGTACTGTTCCCATTATGCCCTCTTATCTTCTGGGGTTTTTGGGAGCTTGGCTAAAGCTTTGGCAACCTTTTCAACCTCGTCACTAAATACAAAAGTTTCACCTTCATACCACGATTCAAGATTGTCCACTAAGTTTTTAACATCGTCCATAAACCCCGGCACATCCTCAATTCCTGCTAGGGCGTTGTGTTCTTCGACGATTCGATAAGCATTAGCCTTTCCATAAACACCTTCAACTGCTATTTCACCGGCTTTAGACCAGGGTATTTCCCAAAAGTCATGATACAAATCAGGGTTGACCTCTTGTGGTTCCAGCCAAAGCCTAGTATCTCTTGGCCCTGCTGTGTGTTTGGGTTTATTCATTTGATAAACTCCATAATCAAATCAATGGCAAACAGCAAAGCAAACCCGCCAAACGAGACACGCAGCATTCCCTTAATAAAGGGATGTTTGTCAAGCTTATCTGTAACCATTGACCAGAAGAACAACGCCCCGCATAAATTTATTAGTAAAAACTGGCCTATCATTATTTTGTTCATTTACAGCTCCATTTCTCAAAATCATTAAGCCATGATCTTTAATAGTTTTTTAGAGTCCACTATTTCCCCACCGCTATTTTCACCATCAGAAACAATTGGATTGCAATAAGAACGACAACCATTGCTATTAAAATAATCTTACCTTTTCCATCCTTTTGCGTTGCCATCAAATAAAGAAGTGGCGGAATCAAACAGGTTATAAGGATCACTTCTCCCATTAATAGTTCTATATTTTGATGACTGGCATATTCGGCTTCTTCAATTAGTTTCACGTTATTTCCTTTCTATCTAAGTTTCGGCACTGGGTTCGGATAATTTGAATCTTCTTGTACTGCCAAAATGTCTAGGGGGCGCGTTGTGAATTTTGCCAGAACTTCAAAATCCTTCATGTGTTTTCTTGCTTTGTTGTAATTGCTCATGATTTATCCTTAAATTTAAGCTTTAGTTCTGAGTATTCATCTAATTTACGGCGGGCCATATCTATGCCTTCTTTGCCACATTTGCGGCAAATCCAAGGTTGGTTAACTCCTGGATGTTCAGCAGGGTAAACTTTATCGTGGGCAGTCCAAGGTCCGCTTGAATGGATTCCCGCGGACTTCGCAATATCGTCAGGATAGCAATCGTCTTTGCCATCACTTCTTTGGCTTGGGTCACCTGATTTTGGTGCGCCCCCAAACGGCTCATTTCCAATAAGTACGGAATCACAGCTTATATTGTTGTTATTTGGTAGTGTGGGCTCCTTGGGGATGCCAGGATGAAAAGCGCACTGGACACAATGCATGCGCCCATTAATATTGGTAAATGCCGCGTCTGGGTGCTTCTCGCATTTCATAATTTCATCCCCAGTTTTTCTTCTATTCGATCAACCCTACAATTAAGACACTCGCACTCAGCAGGGCCTTTGTATGTGCCCTGATAAACCTCTTCGCATTTGTGGCATTGCTGACCAATGGCAATGTTGTTTCCCGTGGGCTCAGGATGCGCTTTATGATATGGGCAGCTCATAATCAGCTATTCCTATGAGGACAAAAACGCCATTGCTCATTACTAAATTTTATAGCCGTCCCAATCCCACGCCTGAACTTAGAAGCTTCATTCTTTGAGGGTTCAATACCGGCCTCTTGGCATGCGTTTATAAAGGGTTGATATGTTTTGGAAAATTCTTCTACGGTCTTCTTTTGAGTTTTCACATTCGCTCCTGAAAAACTCAACGCCACATCCTAGCATGTGCGTGAAAACGCGGTGAAAGTGGCATTGAGTAATGTAAACTTTGTCTGCTAGGACGATATAATCATAGGGTATTGATTTTTGAAATGCAAGGATTAATCACAAACAACCGTAATGGCAACCGCTACTGTTGGTTGAACTATTGCAACAGAAACCGCAATTACTGGCTGAACTACGGCAATACTGATACTTGAATTGACATTATTAATGATTTCTATTGGCCCGGGTCCAACATTAAAAGCATATCCGTAAATACTCATTATTGAGGTATTTTCTCGAAAAATGGTGAACTTGCTGCAGGATTGCCCACAGAATCTTTCATGTCGAAACTGAGGGTATCAGTTCCATTCACAAATGTTAATGTCAAAACGGATGTTGTGGAATTATATACGGCCTTCCCTATGGCTCCAGCAGCAGCCCATTCTTGGAACATTGCAAGCATGTCACCCACAATGGCAACGTGTTGCAAAGGCACGTTCACGGCATCCTTAGCCACTGATGCATCGGTAATATCGAACAGATAGGTATCTGCATTAAAACCGGTAGTTGGAAACAGAAATTGCCAGAGTCCAGGGCTATTGGCATCACTGATTTTAGTCATAGAAAGCTGTGTGGGTGCAGTTTCAAAACTATCACCATCCCAATAATTGAAATCTGAAGTGCGTTGGACTGTTGTTTGCATGAGCGAAGTGGTGACGAATGCCCCATTTTCATCACGCATCCGAGCCTCTACTTCAACCCGGGCATTTCTGGCATATTTAACTACACTCACTGGGGGCCATCCTTCTTCAATACTCCATGAACAAAACCGTAAACAAGGGTCGCGTACTGTGCCGCGATGTCTTCGAGTAATTCGTCAATGTAACTATCCTCAATCTCAACAACATCAGTTTTATTTATCTTATCGGCTAGATTATATCGCTTGAGTTTCTCAACCCCCTTCAATCCAGATTTGTCGGCCAAAATTGCATTTATCAAAACATCCCGCAGCAAATAATCATTTTCGCCATCTTTGATAATTTCGCCTTTGAGATTTTGTATCGGTGTTAAAACATTAACTTTCATAATTTTCCTGTGTCTAATTGTTTTGAATTTTTAATTATCATTTCGCGCTGCCTTGACCGTGTGCCAAAATTAAGTTTACGCTGGTTCCCTGACCAGCAATCGACGGTCTAACAGTGTCTCCTGGTTGTAGTACTATTGGAATTTCTATATGAACTGAATCGCCCTTATCTTTTAACGACAAAACCATGTAGCCAATATCAGAATCATCCACGTTATAGTCGGGATCAGTATCATTTACAGCTACAGAAACTCTATAATCAGCCTCAGTAGGAGATAGTGAGGTATGAAAAATTGCATCATAAGTTGTGTCAAATTCTATAGCGCCGTCATATCTAATAGTGCCATTTAGGGGGTCAACCAATGTGAATAACTGAGCATTAATTCCTAGTTTAAAATTAGAGCCTACTGAAAATGTCATCTCCCCATAAGCTCCATCACTTATTGAAGAGACAGTACCATTTTCATTAAATTGAAAAGAGCCAATGGTTTTACTGTCTTTTAACCCTGCATTACCTGTTGATATGATTTGTTTATCTTCTTGGGTAAGACTTCCTGTATCCCAAGTGGCTGTTTCCGTGGCTGTAAAATCGTTGTTAACTTGAAATGTATTCGCTAGTGCGTTGTAAACGTATGATCCTATATTATGGTTAACTGAATCCCTTATGGACAAACCTTCGCCGTCAGATCGGGCATGAACTGTTGATGTTACTGTGATTGAATCAGAGGTAAAAGACCCACCAGTTTCAGCGGTATCAAAGGCAATTTTAGAGATTTCAAAAAATGATGTGCCATCTGTGTTCGTGATTATAAAAGTACCGTTATACGTTGGGCTAGTTGTATAACCTGATATGGTTACTTTTTGAAACTGAAAAACAGTTGGTCCCGTAAAAGGAAATCTTGCCACACCGCCTGAATCTACTACGGCTGATATTGAAGTTGCGCCTATAGAAGCATCAGCAATAGCTGTAATATTTCCAGTGACGCCAGATTTAAAAACTGATCCGGTGCCCAAAAAAGTATTTCCTTCTAATTCAAAAGATGAATTGTCGCCAATATTTGGACGTATATCTACAACTGATTCACTTGAAAATGTTGTGGCTGTTAACCCGGTTATTTTACCTGTTAAGTCTTGATCTCCATCTATTGTAAAAAACACATCATTAGTATTTTCGACAAAGTTAAACATGATCAATTCGTTTACTCTGAGATCGTTACTATTGATTAAAGTTAATCCGCCGTTGTTTAATAACGCGGTACTATTTATAAATAGTCTAATGTCGTTGAGTGTTCCGAGAGATGCAAAGTTGTCCGCCCTTGATTGGTCGAAGCTTACTTGCTTTACTGGCAATGCGGGGTCACCTATTATGTCGAAGAGTGTTGCGGACCCCTGTGTAAATGGCAACGTGTTACCAAACATTGTTAATAGAAAAAATTGAAAAAATCCAACGCTTCCACCCGTAAAATAAGTATCTGAGCCCGTATAAGTTAAAGTGTGGATATTAAACGCTTCGGCTTTTAAGTTATTGGTGCCTGAATCTGGTATGGCAAATCTGTCAGAGTGGGTTAATCCTAATCCTTTAATTCTATCTTCGTTATTAGCCAATAATGTTATAACGCCGCCTGATGGTGTTGGAAAATCTGTGACTAAATGAATCGGGGTAAACCCGTCAGCATTCATAGTTACTTCGCGGCCTTCGGCAAATATTCTTTCTACAGTGCTAAGTATGCCATCGTTTCCAAATGTGGCCGACACTTGCGGCGTGTCTGTTCCGTTTGGCGTCGTAAAAATTTGTATTTCTGATCCGTGATTGCCTACAGACCAATTTTCAGAAGCATTGATCCGAAATCGTGTCGTCGTGTCAAATGCCGTGCCATCATAACCACTCGATGTAACACTCATTATATTATCATTTAAGAGTATCGCTAATGGGGTTCCTTCTGTTCCACGGGCTTTTCGCATAATGATGGCAGAGGGCAGGCTGTCATTCCCAAATTTTGAAACAAATGCAATAGCGGGGCCGGTGCCCGCAACATGAAGAACACCCTGTACGGCGGATGTTCCCAATGTCATACCCGCGTGTTGCGGTCTGGCCAAAATTGTGACATCTTGATCTATAAAACCGTGATCGTTTCCGGTGCTGGTTCTGTGGGTAGTGTTTGCTGTCACATCGCTGTTAGCCGAAACACGTACATCTGTATAATAAAGATTCGATCCCTCAGACAGCGTGCTTGTCGAGCTGTGGAGCCTTCCATCATCATTCGTCACAAATACATTTGCACTTGATGGCGTCCCGGTGCCGACTAATGCGTCGTTTTCGTCTTGAGAAGGGACGCGTGGATCGTTGCCCTCTGTGGCCGTTCCTGAAATAACACCGAATTCAATGCGTTTAATTTCTGTCCATGTGGTAGCTGTAACGCCGATGGTTATAGGGTCGGGCGTAGTACAAATATATGAAAATCCATTTTTAGTTGATGAGGTATTACCGACAGCCCATCGGGCACCATTAGTTAATTCGGAATCAGCGTCCATGTCGGTAGAGCGTGACCATGCCCCTGAATCCGCAATGTATATACCATTTTCTGTCGGATCAGTTTGACCCACGACACCCACCCTATCGCCGTCGATAGTCAGATACCCGTTAATAGTTTGATTGCCGCTGAGCGTAATATTCGATGTTGCCGTCGTTCTTACGCCATCTTTCATATCAGCGTTGTTGGCAACTGCCGCAATATCAGCAGCTATTTTACTAGCACTATACAGCTCAATAGTTGAAGTTCCCGCATCGTTAATAATTCTGTGAAGTGTAACGTCTACAATATGCGCGTCGATATCGACGTGAGAGTTTGTGCCGATGTCTTGAATATTTAAGTGACTTATCGATCCTTCTGTAAAATGTAGCGAGCTGTCATCAACATGCACACGCAATTCCGCCGCGCTTACTTGATTAGCGTTGCCAAAGTCGAGGAATAAATCGCTATCTTGAACGTGTCTATCGACAGTATTGGCTGCTATGTCGGCGCGTTCAGCCGAAGTCAATATTTTAAGGCCAGCCGTTTCGACCATGTTATCCATGGAAAAGGCATCGCCAACGATGGCAGTCGGATCATAGATCTTCCTGAACATGAGATCACCGGACGGAACCTCAACAGTTGCAAGAGTCATTTATAGCCATCCCTCATTGACAGATTTAATCATGGGACCAACATAATAATCACAAATTTCCAAACTCTCTGGGATTGAAACGTGATCAACTCTCATTAGATCTTTGTCCGAATCAATCCGAGCTTGATCGGGAACAGCCCTTTGACGATCTAAAGCGGTATCCAGATAAGCCACTTCAACAAATACAGGGACTTTTTCACAATCATTTAATACCAGGGTGTCGGTATCAACTATTGGAATGGTTAAAACCACGACTTCGCCATCAAACACGATAGTTGCGACTGTTTTATTCTCCGCAGTGGCTTCTGCGGCAATATCTGCTGCTGCCGGATCTTTGGCAGCCCAGAAAAATTTGAATTTTTCATTATTTCTGATGTAATATAGGGTATTAACCAATTGTGGGAGTGCCGAAACAACTTCTCCTGAAATGCTCAAAGTGATTCTAACCGTAATGACAGTGCCCGTTTTGAATTCATTAGCCATTTCCGGACTCCGATGTGCAATATTTTATACACTTATATCAGAATCGATTCAAACCTGAAAGAATTTGAGTTTTTGCGTTGTTAAAATAAGAAATTTGGCGTTTACTCGCCTTTTTATTGGTTTTAAATGATAAATAAAATATTAAATTAAATGATTTGTAACCGTCAATTGTGGATTTTTAGTTAAAAAACACATAAATAAAATTTGCTCTTTTTGCATCATTTGCATCATTTGTCATTATTCCCCAGATAATGACTTAAATGTGACCTTATAAAATCTCTATGAGATCGACCTCGGCCAATCTGATGCACATATTGGGTAATTTGTACACGGTCATACCGTCATACATCATTTGAATCATTTCGTGAGCAACTTCCTCTTCTAATTCCATGGTTGGCGTATGCCCACTTTTGAAGGCTATGTTTACCTTTTTCATTTCACCCCCTCAAATTCATTCCCAACAACTTCAAAGATCTTTGCCGCATTGCCAATTGAAAAACTATGTGGCGTTCCACCTGGCGTACATCCACCCCATCCAAATTTTGCAAGTTGTGGAATCCAAGCAATAATCTCTAATTTATTTCCAAATTTCTTACTATAGATTTTGACATAATCCTTTTCATAGATTTCTTGGCCATTGCGATCTGCAAAGCCAACCGATCTCATTCTTGGATTGATAAGCTGGCTCTCATCAAAAATAAAATAATCCTTAAAAGATCTGGAATTCAACAATTGAGGCATAAATATCATTTTTTGTTTTTCAACATCCCAAACTCTTATGTTGTATGGGCTAATTATCATTCTGGGCGTCCATAATCATCATCCACATTTCATCAAGAGTTTCGATCCTTGGGACCACTTCACCCTTACGCCAAGTTGAGATTGTTGGAAGGGTAACGTTCAATCTTCCACAAATTATTTGCTTTCCACCTTTTTTAGATACATCATAAACTTCGGCAAAAAATCTATTGACCACCATTTGAATGTTCAAAGATGGGGATCCATCCAACGTTCTCTTTTTCAGGAATTTTTGGCTAATATTGTCATAAATCATAGCAATGTCGATGGCTACATTGGCGCATTCTTGTTTGGCATCTTCCAGGCTCATTTCTAGCAAGCGAACTTCAAGGTCGTGAATGTGACGTTCCACATTTTTTATCAAATCATTTATAGAAACATCCCGCCAATGGGGTTTGTGAGATTTTTCCCTTAATATCTTTAGCATGGCCGACTTCAATGATGATACGATTTTTATCTCTTGTGATTGCTTGCTCATCGAACTATTACGCTCCCTATATTTGACATTTATATTGTATGTTCATTTTAAAACGGTGTTGTTATAAAGATCAAGGTCTTTTATAACGATAAAAATAGAATCTTCCATTATAATATTAATTATCAACCAAGGAGCTTGACCATGAACAACCAAAATATCCTAGAAATCTACTTAAAATCTGTTTCCACGAATCATCTGATCCAAAAACAGCATGTTTCTGAAACGACAATGAAGGCCTATCGAGATAGGCTCAATCTTTTCTTTAAATACATAGGTGATAAGGACTTAAATCAAATAACGACAAATGACATTAAGGATTATTTGGCTGATTGTGTTACCCACGGTATCAAGCCAACGACTCTCAAAGCCCGTCTTTCAGTGATTAAAGCCATGTAT